CAGTGGTAGATAGTACTTGACCACTCGTACCAGCGCTATTAGCATTATCAAGGACAGTTCCATCAAGACCTACGATGCCCGTAAAAATCTTTCTTCCTCGTATGAATTGATTGCCTAAGGTGCGGACAAAGGTTGAGAGATTCTCCATTAAACGCTACTTTATCATTGGTTATTGACACTCTCCCGTAATGGGGGCTGATGGATAAAAAACAGACGAATTGTAAGTATCGTCCTCATTGAAGAAGTCGTTAGTACTTGTCTTAGCTAATGCCAAAAGAGTGGCGTTGGCCTTGATGTAATTTACAACACGCTTATTAATATATTCAATCTTAGAGTCAATAGCACCAACGATAGCGTCCAGTGAAAAACTGTCAATAGACTTCTCCTCGTTCTTGGTTTTGGCGATAGCAGTACGCAATAGCGTAGCAGCCGCCTTAACGGAGTACAGACACAAGCTGTACTTGACCAACTTGAACAATCCAAGTTCCGTTTCAGTCACGGTTTCATCATACACCTTCTGCTCCAAGTCCTCATACAACGCAGTACCCAGTAGGTCCTGAATGGAGGTAACCTGCTCCATCGTAATGATAGATAGCAAGGCAGCACGGTCTAGCCGTGATGGGAGCGGATAGTTCTGATAGATGTAGTTATCGTCGATGAAGATTACCTTAACCATTTTGTGCGGGGATATCAGTTGGGTTAGCGCCCTTAATGGACTCTAGATTGATTTGTTCTTCCACGATACCAAGACCAATCTTTTCGTAATTAGCCGTAGCAAGAATGCGGTTAATGGCATCCATCAACAGGTGGCGGTTTGGCAGGGTCTCCGTAGCTCGGAAAATCTGGTATGCCGTTACAAGTTCATTACCCGTACCGCCAAGTTTGCCAGCCACCATAACACCAAAAAGCGTGGGCGAGGTGACGTTATGTGCGGTGAGAATCTTCGCATCGTTAAGTCGAGATAAAATATCTACGGTCTTGTCAAGGTTGTTCACATCCAAAGTCTTGAACTCAGGAGCCTCGTCCTTATTCTTAACCCAAGACACGACAACAGGCTCTGCCTCAGAACCCACAAAGGAGTTCTTGAATTTGTCGTACTCCTCGCGCTTCTGTTCATTGCTCATATTGCGTCCAATAAAGGTAGCTAATACCTTGGGAGTGAACGAATTAGCGGCAGAGTTTCGGATGTGCTTGCCAAACTCGAAGTCGGCATTGATATAATGGAAAGCGGAAACGTAGTTAGGCACACCATAAAACTGGTTGCCACTGTATGGGTTCTTTACGTAGAGGACCTGCTCCCGGGTCTTGCTAAACTTATCGAACGCAGGATACTTCTTAGGAGTGTTGTGTTGCATTGCCGTAGCAGCCACACCAAAGCGTCGACGCACAGCATAATGAGTGACCTTGCCGTCAGTAGGCTCCGCAGCGCGTACTCCTTTAATGTCCAAAGACCGCAACTCAATAATCTTATTATGTTCTGCATTCCACTTGATATAAAAGGCAAAAGCTCCGTGAAGCTCGTATTGAAAAGAAGCGTGGATAATCTGACTGTAAAGCCCTTGAGCCTTGCCAGCACAGTTGGCTAGGAAAGCCCGAATCTCAGCTTGTTTGGTGGGTGTACGGTATGCCTCAAGGTCATACTTAATATCGTTACCTGCAACCATCTTCGCCTTCTTAGTGACGATGCCTGAGTGTACAGGTGATTGTTTAAACATCTTTTCCAAGACGACAGAAAAGTCGTCATTGACTCCGAATTTAATATAGTCACCAACTTCTGTAGTGCCGACATTATAGCGTCCGCTCAGAGATTCGATAGACTTCTCTAAAGGATTGGTTGAGACGTTTGTCTCCGTAGCCACAACGTAAGTGTTGGAGGCAAAATAGTCTTTTACATTATCCCAAAGTCCCATACTCTATAATTTACAAGTTACTAATTTTAACTGTACTTGCCAGCAAAGAATTTTCGTTGGTGCTGTTTACGTACACGTGGTCTTTCACGTTACAAAGGTACTTGGCATAATCGCTTTCTGCACCAGAAATCGTTAAATAATACTCACCACCTGCAACATCTGTATCGATAAGGTCTATGGTGAGGGTGATAAAATAATTACACTGCGAAACAGTGGAAATATCTAGAAGTCCATAAAAGTTATATTTGGTGCCACCAATAACCTTTTCTAACTTTATGTTATATGCCTCAGCTTGCATATCATACGTCTTAATAAAAGAGACGTAGTTGATTACTCCGTTGCGTATTGACTTCATATTTTTAATATAAAAAAGGGGAGGGGATTCCCCCTCCCCCTTGAGTTAGGATGCCTAATTATTAGGCGTTAACCAAAGCCCAGTTAGAAGCGTTCAACGTATAAGCCAATACGTTCTCGTCACCAACCAAAGTCAATTGGTAGCGGTTCTTGTCAGTACGAGCGATACCAGAAGCACCATCTACAGTACCAGCGTACAAACCGAAGTCATAACCTACCATATGGTAAGTTCCAGCAGCAGTCTCAACGAAAGCGACCAACTCAGAACCGGGACGAGCAATCGTCTCCAGAGTGGTGCGCAAAGTGGCACCCATACGGATGAACTCCAACTGAATCGTAGGAACGGCAGAACCAGAACCGTCAGCATTCAGGGTCTTCACGTCGGTGAAGTTAGAGAAGCCATCCTTGTTGTTAAACCCAAGACTCACGAGGTCAAGACCGGCAGTAACCAATCCGCCAACAACAACAGTCACCTGACCAGTTGCGGGGTCAACAGTTACACCACCGGAGATGAGGTCCAAGGCGTTCTTATCACAAAGGTATACGGTCTTGAGTCCACCTGTTGACAATTCGTCACAAGAGTATACAATGTTCGTAATACCAGAAAAATCTACAGTACAACCCATTTTTTCTATAAGTTTTAAAAGGAAGGGGTTTTACCCCCTTCCGTTAATTAATATTAGGCGAAGTTCTTAGCGTAGACAATCTCATCACCTTTCAGGTAAGAGAAGCCCAACTTGAACTGACCCCAGATTTTGTCAGAGGACAACTCAGCCTCCCACTTCATATCGATGGCGCGAACATCGTTATACTCGTCCGTCAACATAACTACGTTTTCGGGAGCAGAGATGAAGAACTCACCAGCAGCCATTGAAGGGAAATGTACAACCTCCATACCGTAGTATGCGGGGATGTTACCCTCAACAACACCTTGAGCGGTAGTAGTGTACAAGCCAGCGATAGCGATTTGGTATGCCTGAACAGCGGCAGTACCCATAAAGAAAGCGGGCTTCAAAGCGCGGTCAGCGTCACCGTAAACGGCAGCCAACATAACATCGCTCATCGTCTGGTAAGCACCCTCCATCAAGGAAAGTACGTTTGCAGAAGAGACGGCAGCATTGGTGTCGTAGTCCAATACGGTAGCGTCAGCACCCATCTCGGTAGCGAGAGTAGTAGCAGCCAATTCCAAAGCCTTCTGAGCAGACAACTTAGCGAAGTAATCAAATACCCAATCCTTGAATTGTGCATCCATAGTCTCTTCGTTGTGCTGTCCTTGCTTCAACAATACAGAACGATAGGTAGACTCAAGAACATTCTTACAGTTCAAGAAAGCCCACTTGTACGTAGAAACAGTCATCTCTTTCTCATCGATAGAGGCAGAAGACAAGCCATCAAACGTACACAAGTCAGAACCAAAGGTCAAAGACGCATCGAAGATGGGTACTTGTACTTTGCTCTTAACGCCGTCAATAAGACGGAAACGGTCCAGCACTTTCGCGCTCTTCACCATAGAATCGATGAAAAGGTCGGGGGTGCGGTTTCCCCAATCCAAAGTTGCAACTGAAATTGCCATTTTAATCTAAATTTTAATCAATTAACTTAATCTACAAATAATCAATAAAGATTCTTACCCAAAAACTTGTTAATCATCTTTACTTTATCTGAAGTGATTCGCTCAAAGTTGCGTGTCTTGTCCTCAGCCACTTCCTCAGATGATGCCTCAGCACCTTCTTGTTCAGCAGACAAAGCCAATTCGGCTTCTTGAACAGAGTTCTCTTCTGACTCTTGATTTTCAGCAGAAAGTTCTGCCTCCTGATTCTCCACAACTTCGGGAGCCTCTTCTGCCAAAGCAACCTCTACAGGTTCTTCAACAGCAGGAGCTTCCTCAGCTACAGGAGCTGCCTCTACGGCAACTTCCTCAGCAGACATCTCTTCCGCTACCTCTTGCGGTTGCTCTGTCTCCTCGACAGCAGAAAACTTCTCTTGGGTTTCGGCCCATAGCTCCATAACAGCAGAGTGGTCTTCGGCAATCTTAGAAACGGCAGCCTCCAACTTGGCAATACGCTCACCAAGTTCTACAGCGAATTTGAAATCCATTTCACTACTCATTTTTTGTTCTACGATATCGGATTTAATCTCAATGGAAAAACCATTAAGTTCATTGGACTTAATATCAGCCCACAGTTCGTCAGACTCAACTTGAGCCTTAACGAATACAGTTCCAATCGGAAGATTAAAACCGTATGAGTTACTCTTGTCTTGGTCCGTCTCTTTCATCCAGACCTCAAGCATCGTTACGTCTTGTGTGTCAAGTGCGTGTTCGATGTTAAAAGAGTTAAACAAGCCATCCTTGCTGTACTTGTACATAATCTTTTCAATCGTATCCTTAGGGAATACGATATTGTATTCGCCCATCATAGGGCTGTTGCGGTAGATAGGCATATCCGGAATCATAATCGGACCAACCACCTGCTTCTTCTCCTCGTTAGCAAACTTAAAGGAGGGCTTCTCTTTTTCTGCGAGGGTGATGAAACCTTCCTCGATAGCTGGGCGGTTAACCAAAGAGATGCGGAACATACCGCTCTCCTGATTCTCCCCGAGGACTACTTTATATAAGGGTAAACTGTTCATTGTGCCTTGTGTTTAGAAAGCTCCTGCGACCAAACCTTTACAGCCTTCAAGAACTCTTCTTCGTTTACGGGGATGCCATCAGCCTTAAACTGCTTTAGCTGGCTCATAGCAACCTCTAGGCGATTCTCTAGGTCCTTGATTTGCAAAAGCATATCAATGATACCATCAATCATCTCCTTGTCTTGTGGGCGTGTGTGGGCAGACATCTTCTGCTTGCGAATCTGCTCCGACTTACGGATAGCCCAGTTAACACCTGAAGTACCGCCCCAGATAAGCCAAGCCACATAGCCGCGGTCTTTCCAAGGGGTAGATGCGTACTTAGGGTCTACAGTGGCGTTCTTACGGTGACGGGCAAAGGAAGCCATCCGAGCAATCGTTGTAGCCGACAAAGGCTCACGGCTTGCCAATTGGTTTGCACGTGTCCAGCCCACAATCGTCCCCCCTTTTACTTCATCCCCATACTCCTGCTTCCAACGCAAAGCACGCTTCGCATTATTCGTAGCAGAGATAGGATAGTCGTTGTAAGTCTTAGCCATTAACTTAATCTACAAAAATTGCTTCTAC